GTATTGAATATGGTTTCTGCCGAGGTTGAACCTATCCTCGTTTCAGAAGATGAAGATACGGTGCTATATAGTCCGGGCGTAGCCCCGCCAAAACTTAATTCCGGTATCTGCTTGATAGCCAAAAGCGCAACCAATACCGACAATGTGGCCACCAATGATGTTAAAATTATCTGTAATTTATACATAGTTTTTTTTACTTTTGACCTACGACCTTTACACTAAATTGTCTTCTGCTGTTTTTTTCTGTTCATCCAACCTCATTACGCTTAATTCATAAAATGCTCTGGTGATTTTTTTAATTGCCTCACTGGATGCCGGCTCACTGACACAGACATTCAAAAACAGCTTCTTCAGGGCAAATACGGCAGATGTATCCAAGTTTAGGCGTTGTAATCTCATCCTTTCCTCGTTTGTGAGTTCGAACAGTGTCATAAAAAATCCGACTGAGACAGCCGGATAATGTTCTGATGCAGAGCCACTACGCAACTACATCAGGACATCGTACGGTTGTCCCGATAGTAGTGGCTTTTTAATTTTTTATATGAACAACATACAAACTTTACTTAAATGAATTTCCCTTGTGGTGGGACTTCCTTGACTGAAAAGACGATGGGCGGTTATCCCGTTTATAATCCTATCGGTTTTCTTATCCCCATGTTCTATCGAGAGAACACTCGTAACTTTTGCCCCGCCCGAAACCTTAATTCCTCTTATGGCTTCTTCAATGGTCGCGCCCTCGGATTTATAAACCCTCCCCAATGATTTTAGGGTGGCTTTATAGTTAATTTCTTGAAGCCTAAACGGAACATTAGTGGGTACTCCTCCTTTTATTTTCTTTATTCCTTTTTTCATATTATTCTGGTGGTAACCTGATTCCCATAATTTCTGCCTCACCTCGATTTATGTAGTTGGTTACTTCTATGCCTTGCTTCATCTCTTTCCATGAATAAAGTTGCTCTCTGACTTTAGGTTCGTAATGTTTGGGCTGCGCGTCTAACTTTGCACAAAGTTCTTTATGAGTCGCCTCGCAAAGAGAGCAACGCTGGAACTCCTCGGCGACTTCGGTTTTTTCGCACTTATAACAATTAACCATGGGTTTTTATTTGGCAAAATAATTAGTCCAATAGGCTCTATCACGATTTATTTTTACATTACATCTCAAACATAACGTATTAAGGTTTTGTTCTGTGCAGTTCTTTTTATCGAAGTCTATATGATTAACACACAATACCCTGTTTAATTCTTCTAACTCCTCTCTTTCCGTTCTACCGCATAAACAACAAATAAAATTATCTCGTGTTCTTATATTTAACTTCAACTTCTCATTAAAATAACGTGGATAAGGGTTGGCTGATATTCCACCCTTCCAGTTCCAATTATTTTTACCAACTTGTATTGGAGGATGATGTCCATTCTTTATTAAGGCTAAGCTTATTTTCTTTTTTGATTCTTCTGTTTGTGGATGTTTCTTTCCCAACCAATATCTTCTTGGATTCTTTTTAGCCGCTTCGGACATTCTCTTTCTAACCTCTTCAGACCGTTTTCTACCCAAGTGTTTATTTCCAATTTTTCTCTTTATTTCTTCTGCTTTTATACTTTTAGACCAATGATTCAAGCGCACTTTTTCTTTATGTTCTTCTGTAAGGGGAGGCCTCTTTTTTCCTTTATGCGCTTCACTTATCTTTTTTCGTGTTTCCTCACTAAGCTTTTTACCCAAACGAGCCAACGCGATATTGTGTCTATACTCATCTGAGCGAGATTTTCTTTTATAAATTCCAGTGGGCATAACTCCATTTTATTCTGTTTTTCCCAATTAGGCAAATCAGGAAAAACCCGTTCCCATCCCCTCATTTCACGATAATTTTCCGTAATTTCTTCCCCAGCGTTTATATCTCTTAGGGCAGTGTCTGTTTCGGGGGCGTAGTTGGGATCGGGGCTATGATTCATCAATGAGAGTAATCTAACATCGTGAATTATTATTCTTCCTCCATTCACCAACGAGGGCCATCGGTCTAAAATAATCTTTTTAATTTCTGGGAATAACTTATTTATACTCCCGTAGGGCATCTTATACATCCTCGGAAGTTCATTGGCATATACTCTGTTACCTTTGGGGATCGAGGTTATAGCGATTACTCCTACGCCATGAATCTTACTTACCCCCACCGTTGCTTTCACCTGGCTGTTTATTTCGGCTATCTGGTCCATTTTTTAATTGGTCTATAAATTCTATTATCTTCTCGGCGCATTCAAAACAATAATGTCCTTCAAATCCTAATCTTTGGGGTTTAAGTTCTGGGTTTAATTTCACGATAAACCCCGCAAAAGTTCCTAATCCATCGTTGATCAAACACTCTTTAAGGCAAACATCGCAAAAGTATTTAACAATTTGTGTCATAGAACTTTTTTGCTGTAATTGCTATTCTTTTTATAAAATCCTTGATTGGCTAAATCAGCTTCTTTATTCTGCTCCTCTATCGTGCCATATTGGGATTTCAATAAGTGGTCTCTATAAAGTTTATCATGGTTGACCCTATCCACTACGCGGGTGTGCATTTCCCGCAGTTTATCGCTTGGTTGAAATTCCTGCTTCGGTCTGGTGAAAAGTTCCGGCTTCTCCCTTCTCATGCGGTTATATAACGCCTCGCCTTTCTTAAAACGATCTCCGCAATACTTACAGGCCGCCATACCCGACATGCTTTCGTGGCGATGGCCGGTATCCAAGTAGGTCATTAGCTGTCTTTTAAACTTCGCCTCCATGTAAATAAGGGATAATTCCAATAAATCTCTAACTTTGTTTTTTTACTGCAGTCCAAACAATATCTGTAATAAATAAATCTATTTACCCACCTGCCCATGGTATCGTTGTGGATACACTCCCCACGATTAAATGAAATAACCCGAAGTCCGTATGGAAAAGTTTCAATTTTCATTTACATTATACTGGATTATAGTGTGTCTTAACCTCTTTGATTTTGTGGGGGCAATCGCCCCCGTCCGGGTCCAAACACCCATCGGGAATCTTGACATTAAATAGATACTCTACACGAGGTTGTACTGGGGGTGATTGTAACTGTGCATGGCCTCCAGTCCCATTTGTTTCCTCCTCTCTTGTTTCTGAATGATTGGTAGGCATGAAGATATAACATAGCGTAATGCGTCTAAAGCGTGATCGTTGGCTTTTATCGGGTCTTCCTGTTCATTCCGTTCGTTCCGGTTTTCGTCATACGAATACATTTCAAACTCGGAGATAAGGTTTACGCACCGTTTATTTATTTTTAATTTATTCCTTATCAGGAGTTCTCTAATCATCTGAATTCCGGCCCTAACGCTTCCCTTGCCCTTCATAACCTCACGCACATTGACCCCTTTTCTTCTCATTTCCTCTATGCCTCCGGAGTTCTCCGGATCGGGATATACGGCCTCAAAATTACATGCTTTAACATAATCGGCTATTTGGGCATCTGTCCTCTCGGTCTTATACCATTCGTCATTTACCCAAACCATTTCTCCGTCAAATCTTATTTCCAATACTGCGGCCGGATTCCTATATCCGAAATCTATTCCCGCAAGTTTTTGTAATCTTATTTCCGGTAAAGTTTCGTATAGGTGTTTATCTCTTGAAAACTCTTTATAAACCAGTCCTTTGGTCTTTTGGAAACTCGCTTCATATTCCTGCGCGAATCTATCGGGTGGCAGAGTTTCTTTAGCCCGGTCTATCTCATCCTTTGGAATGTACGGATTCTCATAACTGGTAAAATGAAATGTCTTAAAGTCCTTGTCGGTAAGCTCTAAATTGCATAGGTCGTAAAAGTGATTGAATCCTTTGGGGGTGCTGATAAATATCGCTTCTCCTCTTGTGTCGGTTAGGGTGGGCCTTAAAACTTCTTGCCAGTTCACCCAAAAGTTATTCATACTTGCCACCTCATCTACCACTATCAGATCGAATGCCTGGCCTCTTAAAGTTTCTACCGACTCCCATCCCCTTAAAACTATTTGACTGCCGTTTACTAATTTTATTTCCAGTCGGGCTTCATTTAGGGTTCCAGCGTTGATACAATCTCTTTTAAGCTGTTCCCATGCTATATCTCTACTCTGTTGATATGTATTTGATAAATAAGCAATTTTTGAGTTAGATACTGCCGCCCTGCCTTTCATCTGGTCTATCGCGAGTGTGGTTTTACCCCATCTTCTTCCACACCTTAATACTCTAAATCTATGAGGGTCTAATGCGACTATCTTCTGCGTTGGGTGGAATACTAACATATCTTTGCGCGGATTCTCCGGTTATATTTATAATTAAAGTTTTATTTCCTTCACTTTCTTTATCACTCATTTTAAGTATTTCAGCCCCCAATCTCATTTCTCCTAATCTATTTTGTGGTTTCTTTTTTATGTCTTCTACCAAGGCGCCGGTAATAAGTCCAGCCGTTAATCCCTTTTTAATATATATCTCTTGAAATCCTTTACTTCCAGTTAGCTTCTTGGGATTTTTGGCAACCGAGGGAGCATATCTTTTCCCATTCATGGTTACTGTTTCCCGCATAGCACGGCTAACACTTACCTTCCCAACCTTTTTTATATTGTGTTCCAACCTATCTACTGCCGCCTTTTGTAATTCAGTAGCCATGAGTTTTCCTCTTTTTGTGTTTATGTTTGCTCATCTTGTTATGACCGATAAAAGCGGAGGATAACCCTTGCGATACTCTATGTATTCTTTTACAGATAAATACTGGCACTTATGGCAAAAAATGCCTTTCGTCTGAGGACGCTTCCCACACGCCCAACATGGTTTTGCTTTCTTTAACATAAAATCACTGGGCAAATTCAAACAATGGTTTTGAATCTATCCAGTGATTTGTATGTCCTTTCCATGTTTTTAATATACAACAGAATTAAAGCACATGCAAATAAAGTTATCCACCGCCCGCAAATTTGAATTTATCTATGGCTTCTTTACATTCCTCAATTTCTTCTCCACACTCACAATGAGTTTCTTTCAAACTGTTTTTTCTGCCGCAACGATAACATTCTACTTTATATCTCCAGTTAAAATCCCATTTTTTCTTTTCTTTTTTCATATTTTTATCCCCTCTTTAAGATAATCAATGATTTTTTGGAGGGCTTGGTTATACTTTTCGTTTTCTGGGAAATACTGCGTTTCCTCATCCATATCCATATACTCTCGCTCTTTCATCCCCTCCACTTTCTCAATCAATCTTTTGATGAGGTTGGTTTGGGAGGAGAGGAGGAAGGATTTAAGTCCGTGATTCATTGAAATGTGTGAAGGAAACTTTTCCTCAAATTCTTTCAATCCTTCCTCTATGATTTGATTTGGGATATTTGCTTGGGGACATTTTTTAAAGTGTCCAATATCCGCACGGGTTTCTTCGTTTAACCCGGATTCATCACAAATACATTTTTGGTTTTTGCTTGTTTCTTTTTTAGTGTTCATGGGGGATAGATTTTAGAATTATTTGCCCTAATAAAACTATCTGCTCTAATTCGTTTTCGGTAACCGCAAACATTTGGTCTATGGGAGTGTTAGTGATTTCTATGAGAAAACCGCCCCCAGATCGTCTTATATTCACTTCGGATTTTATTTCTTTTTTCATTTTATTGGGGGGTTATTTATTACTTTATATCCAGCTTTTTTAAGCATTATCCTCGTGTCAATGTAATGCCATAAACCATCGCCTCTTTTAAGTTTCAACGGTCTTTTTGCTTTTACCCTTGTTAGAGTTGACGGATTTTTAGGTGGCCATAAAATAAACGCACTTTCTGTAGCCGCCTCTAACGAACCCGCTTCTATTGTTTTTTGATAATCGCCAGTTTCTACAATGTAATCTTTTAGATCCTCCCGTATTTTTTTGTTGTTTTCTTTTTTCATATTTTTATTGAGGGGGGGGAAAATGTTTTCTTGTTAATGGGTGGCACAGAATTTTGGCGAGCATTTTCATTACATTGAGGACAAGCAGTCGGGTCAAAATCAGTGGCATAATCCGTGGTAGTTTTAGGATTATTGAAGAATGGCTTTTCGCAAATTGTGCATTTTATTATTTTCATGTTTTTATTGGGAAGTTAGGATAGGAATAAAATCTACAGCCCACTCGCCCTTATTAAGTTTATCAAGTAGATTCTCTATCGCCCTTGAACCACCACCGCACCATTTTGTTTTATCAACTGATGTAAAACAGGGATATTGTTTTTCGTACTTTTTATTGATTTCAAATACAACGAATTGCTGATTTGTAAAAAAGAAGATAGCAAGTAGCCAACCCAATACCCAAAGCAGAGAAACCACACCTTTAATAAAATCGTAGTTTTCCTTTTTCATATTTTTATTCATTATTTTATTTCCCATCCCCTAAAAGCTTAAATTCTCCTCCCCTACCCTCTTCAAGATTCTTTTTATATTGCGGTAACATTATTTGTCCAAGTGTGGTGCTATTCCCTTTGTTGTCTGCTACAATCAGATGCGGCATAAATTCTTCCATAAATTCTGTAAGACCTGAATCAACTGCTAAAAACTTAGCTTTTAAGTGGTGAAAAAGAATCCGGTGCATTTGATTAAGTTCTTTCTCGCGGTTTTTGGAATCTAATTCCCCTTTATGCTGAAATGGCACTACGATCCGGATTGCAAGGGGCTTCGTTACCCCCGCTTCAACTACCCGAAATTCCAATGCAAATCTATCTTCTAAATTCGTAAAACGACTTTCGTAAATTTCTCTTGTAGTAAGCATTTTAACAATAGCCGTTTGACTTCTGACCCAGTTAACTGTGGTTCCTTTGTATGCATAATTTTTCATATTTTTATTGAGGGGTTAAGGGGTTAAAACTTCAAAATCATCTTGTAATTCTTCGGTAAAACAACTCGCCGGCAAAAAACTATTATCTTCTATTTTTGAACCTTCTTTCCAATACCAGTTTTCTCTGGGGGTAAATTTATAATAACGAGGAGATTCAAATAGGCCTTGAATAAAAACATCTCCGATTTTAGCTTCACCATGATCAACCAATAATTTTATTTTCTTCATATTTTTGGGGGATTAGTTATCCCCTCGTTATTGCTCAATCTCAAACTTCCCGTCTTTTCTTACGACACTTTGATATTTTTGATTGATGTTGTCCCACATCCAGCCGTCTTCCCAAAAACCGTCTTTCCAAGCGCCGCCTTCCCAAACGCCGTATCCCCAAAAGCCGCACTCCCAGATGCCGCCTTCCCAAACGCCGTATTTCCAAACGCCGTATTTCCAGATGCCGTCTTCCCAAATGCCGC